TTGGGTTCTGGTGAAAGAAGAAGTATTGCATATAATATGTCATACAAAGGTTTTAGTAAATCAAGTGGTGTACAAATTGCTGGAGATGGTGTAAACATGTATAACGAAATTAACTTCCCAGAAACTATACCATGGCGTAAGTTGGAGAAATAATTATGTATGAATTAAAAGAATACTTAAAAGCTATCAATTCTTCCAAAGAAAAACTTATGGATAGTGAAGATGAACAGTGGGAAAAGAAATATCCTGCTTATATTGTGAACAAATGTCTTGCTCCATTTCAAGACACTATCTTCCTAGTAAATGAGATGAACATGAATCATCAGATAGATAATAAATTGCAGTTTGATTTTTTACTAAATACTCTTAGAACAAGGAGTAGATATACCCCTTGGCTAAAGGCGAAGAAAGAAAAACATTTAGAATGTGTTAAAGAGTATTATGGATATGGTAATGAAAAAGCAAAATCGGCTCTCAATATACTAAATGATGAACAAATAAAGACTATCATGGATAGTTTAAATAAAGGCGGTAAACATGGAAAATAATATAAAGTGGTCGCAGGAGCAGATGTTTGAAGTTCTTTTAAAAGAACCAGATGACTTCCTAAAGATTAGAGAAACATTATCTCGTATCGGAGTTGCTTCTAGAAAAGAAAGGAAACTATATCAGTCTTGCCATATACTTCATAAACAAGGTAAGTATTACATAGTACACTTTAAAGAATTATTTGCACTTGATGGTAAAGATACAAACTTATCAGAGAATGATATTGCTAGAAGAAATACAATAGTTAAACTTCTAAGTGATTGGGGATTGGTTACAATGAAAGGTACACCAGAACCGATTGCACCATTAAGTCAAATCAAAATTATTTCATTCAAAGAAAAAGATGAGTGGATGTTGGAAACTAAATATAACATAGGGAAAAAGAAAGAGGTAGTATAGTGGCATATTCAGATAAAGTTTTAGACCATTATGAGAATCCTAGAAATGTAGGAACACTTGATATAAAAGATTCATCAGTTGGCACTGGTATGGTCGGAGCACCTGCATGTGGCGATGTAATGAAACTTCAAATCAAAGTAGGTGATGATGGTATCATAACAGATGCAAAATTTAAAACTTATGGATGTGGTTCTGCCATAGCATCATCAAGTCTATTAACAGAATGGGTTAAAGGACAAAGTGTAGATGAAGCTTTAAAAATTAAAAATAGTGACATTGCAGAAGAACTTGCACTACCACCTGTAAAAATTCATTGTTCAGTTTTGGCAGAAGATGCTATCAAAGCTGCACTTGCAGACTATAAAGGAAAACAAGAAACAATGGGTAAATGGCAACCTAACTCAGAGTAAATATATAATGGATAACTTTAAAAAATTCTTGTCTGAACAATCAGATGAAAAACCTTATCAATTAGTTATCATCTCACATGATGACCCATTAGACCCAAATGAAACTGCCCCACTTATTAGAAAAAATGCAGACAAGCTTGGACTTGAAGTTCATTTAGTAGAGTTAATGGGATGTTATCTAGAAGATGGTGATGGTGATAGTAAACTTTTATATACATACCCTGTTGATAAAGATGGTAAAGCAAAATTACCAACTATGAAAGTAGATTCTGAATATCAAAAACCAATAGTAATGAATCCAAAAAGTACCTTAATAATGATGAGAGGATTAAATGCAAGAGATGGTTGTGCTTCTTGGTATGTTATGGGAAGAACACTTGAACACGCTGGATTTAATCTTATTAATTCTGTTAGATGTAATGAAATTTGTAATAATAAATGGTATAATCAAATGATGTTTCAAAGAAACAATATTAGAACACCAGAAACATATTTAATTAGACATTCAGAAGATTCAAAAAATGCCACTGAAAAATTAAATAATAAGTATCCAATGATTTTAAAAACAGCACTAGGTTCACAGGGTGTTGGCGTTATGTTTATAGAAAGCGAAAGAGCACTTACTGGTATTGTTCAGTTATTATATAGAGAAGACCCTTATGTTGATATTATACTACAAGAACAAATTAAAACAGATTATGATGTTAGAGTTATAGTAGCGTCAGGTAAAATTATGGGGGCTATGAAAAGACCTATAATACAAGGAGATTTTAGAAGTAATGTATCACAAGGTTCAGAACCAGAAATACATAAACTTACAGAACTTGAAAAAACAGAATCAATAAGGGCTGCAGAATCAGTTGGGGGTACGATTGTTGGAGTTGATTTTATTCCAGCAAAAAATAGAGAAAAAGAAAAACCTTTCTTTATTGAAGTTAACTCAACACCAGGCTTAACAGGTATTGAAGGTGCTGTAAAAATGAAATCAAGCAAAAAAAGTATTACAACAGACATTTTAAATAACATGAAAACTATTTTAAGCACTATTGAAAAAGAAAAGGAGAATAGATAATGATAAATGCACTAAGAAAAAAATATGAAGCTGAAGTTGCAGCTGCAAAAGCGAATATTGATGTTTATATAAACAATCCTGTAGGTATAGGTGAACACCCAGACTTAGTTGGAGCAATGGATTTAGAAATGACAAAGTTGGCAGATGCATCTGATAAACTTGCAACATTGAATTCATTTTACCCAGAAACGGCAGAAGAATTTTTATCAGAAGAAAACAAATAAACATTGACAAAACTTGTTGAACCAGATATACTGGCACATATATTATGAACTTTTATACAAATGTAACACCATGGGGTAATACCCTGCTCGTTAGAGAATATGTAAATGGAGAAAGAGTTAATCGAAAGGTTAAATATTCCCCTACGCTGTTCTGTAAAGTAATCAAAGAAACAAAACATAAAACCTTAGATGGTCAATATGTCACACCTGTAAAACATAATACAATCAAAGAAGCAAAAGAATGGTTAAAATCTTATGAAGACCAACCACATTTAATCTTTGGTAATACTACATTTCAATATAATTATATTGCAGATGAATATCCTAGTTTTGTAAAATGGGATGTTGATAAAATTCTTATTGTAACGATTGATATAGAAGTGGCATGTGAAAATGGATTTCCAAACCCAGAAGATGCAATTGAACCACTACTATCAATCACAATTAAGAATCATCAAAACAAACAAATATTAGTTTGGGGTACAGGTGAATACAAAAACACAAGAGAAGATGTAACTTATGTAAAATGTAAAGATGAAAAAATGTTGATACAAGAGTTTTTATCTTTCTGGCAAAAGAATCAACCAGATGTGATTACAGGTTGGAATACAGAATTTTTTGATATACCTTATGTATGTAATCGTATTAAAAATTTATATGATGAAACAGAAGTGAATAAACTTTCACCTTGGGGTAATGTATCAAGTAGAGAAGTTTATCAAATGGGTAGAAAACATCAAGTCTATGATATTCAAGGAGTATCACATTTAGATTATTATGATTTGTATAGGAAGTTTACATATACCAATCGTGAGAGTTACAGACTTGACCATATTGCCCATGTTGAACTCGGTGAGAGTAAAGATGACAATCCATACGAAACATTCCGAGAATGGTACTTAAAGGACTTCCAATCGTTTATTGACTACAATATACAAGATGTAGAAATTGTTGATAGACTAGAAGATAAAATGAGATTGATTGAACTATGTTTGACTATGGCTTATGATGCCAAGGTTAATTATATGGATGTACTTGGTTCAGTTAAATATTGGGATATACTAATCTATAATGAACTTAGAAAAAAGAATATAGTAATTCCACAAAAAGTAAATCAAACTAAATCTGAAAAGTTTGAAGGTGCATATGTAAAAGACCCACAAGTGGGTTTACATAAATGGGTGATGTCTTTTGATTTAAATTCACTATATCCACATCTGATTATGCAATATAATATTTCACCAGAAACATTAGTTGCAAATGAAAAAGTTAAAAACATGTCTGTTGAGAAAATGCTAAATAAAAGTGTAGACACATCAATATTAAAAGGTGCAACTATGACACCAAATGGTGCTTTGTTTAAAACAACTCAAAAAGGATTTCTACCAGAACTCATGCAAAAGATGTATGATGATAGAGTAAAATTCAAACAGTTAATGTTGGAGGCAAAAAAAGATTATGAAAGAACTAAAGACCCAAAACTTAAAAAAACAATTTCAAAATTTAATAATATCCAAATGGCCAAAAAGATTTCTCTTAATAGTGCATATGGTGCTATTGGTAATAACTGGTTTAGGTATTATAATATTTTGGTCGCTGAAGCAATTACTACCAGTGGTCAATTTGCTATTCGTTATATTGAACGTTCTCTTAATGGGTATCTTAATAAAATACTTGAAACCAATGGAGAAGATTACATTATTGCATCAGATACGGACTCGGTGTATATTTGTTTTGACAAACTTGTTGGCAAAGTATTCAAAGGAGAAACCGACAAATCCAAAATCGTTGACTTCTTGGACAAAGTGGCTACAGATAAAATCGAACCTTTTATTGATAAGTCTTATCAAGAACTCGCTGACTATGTAAATGCATATGAACAAAAGATGCAGATGAAAAGAGAGGTGATTGCAGACAAAGGTATTTGGGTTGCAAAGAAAAGATATATTTTAAATACACATGATGTTGAAGGTGTTCGTTACAAAGAACCTAAATTAAAAATCATGGGTGTTGAAGCTGTGAAGTCATCAACCCCTGCACCTTGTCGTGAAAAGATTAAAGAAGCATTAACTATTATAATGAATGAAGATTCAAAAGTGCTAAATAGTTTTATACAAGATTTTAGAAAAGAATTTATGACACTAAACCCAGAACTAGTTGCGTATCCACGCTCTGTAAATGGATTAAACAAGTGGACTGAATCACACAATCTATTTAAGAAAGGAGCACCAATACATTGTAAAGGTGCAATATTATATAATCATCTTTTAAAAGAAAAAAAATTACAAGGAAAGTATCCTTATATACAAGAGGGTGATAAGATTAAATTTTTACATATGAAAATACCAAACACATATCAATCAACATCAATATCATTTATGACTAAGTTACCAAAAGAATTAAACTTACACAGTATAGTAGATTATGATATGCAATTTGAAAAGTCATTTATAGAACCATTAAAATTTATTACAGGTATTATACAATGGCAGATTGATGGTAGTTATGGTACACAAGGAACACTAGAGGAGTTTTTTTAATGGCAGGTAAAGGAGATAAGAAAAGACCAATGCAAGTAGACCAAGACACATATTCTAATAATTGGGATGCAATATTTAATGCTAATGAAAACATGTTTGACCATTTAATGATAGATAAAATATTAACAAATGAAGTAAATGATTCTGTACCAGAAAAAGAAGTTGCAGTATTATTATCTGGTGGTGTTGATTCTATCTCTATTGCATTTGCAGCAGAAAGACTTGGAAAGAAAATAACAGCATATAGTTTTAGATTAGATAATCATGAATCTTATGATTATAATAAAGCAAAAGATATTGCACAAATGAGAAATTGGAGATTTATTGGTGTAACTATACCTACAGATAAATTAGTAGAAGATTTTCATAACTTAGTTAGATTAGGATGTAAAAAGAAAACACAATTTGAATGTACATTTCCTTTCTTACATATCTATCCACAAATAAAAGAAAACTATGTTTTATCTGGTTGGGCTGCTGATGGTTATTATGGATTAAGTAAAAAAGCCATGATACATTATACAGGTGATAATTTTAATGAGTTTAGAGATAATTATTTTCAAGAAGAAAATCAAGCTGGTTACATATGGCACAAAAAAGTTGCAGAGATGAATAATAAAAAACTTATAACACCATATTTAACTACTGCAGTAAAACAATTTTTTTATAGACACAACCATGAACAGTTAAACAAACCATTTCAAAAACATCATGTCAGAAATGCATTTTACGAATTTAACGAAATAGACAAAGTAGAAAATCATTTAAATTTACAAATAGGAAGTGGTGTAAATAAACTGTTTGGCACTCTGCTAAATAATAGAGAAGTTAATTTTAAAAATAGAACTAGAATGTTAGAAGTATATAGTGATTGGTATGAATTTGATAATACAGCAAATTTAGAAGAATGGTTAAAAGAAGAAAGTGAAATATAAACCTTATAATTTAAAAGATGTCGTTAAGGCATCAGAACAAGAGAAGTTTACAGTAGTATCAACTTTTGCTGGTGGTGGTGGTAGTTCCACAGGTTATCGTTTGGCTGGTGGTAAAATATTATGTGTAAATGAATTTGTTGAACAAGCAATAAATACATATAAGGAAAACTATCCTAACACACCTGTATTACCAGATGATATAAAAAAACTTACTGCAGAAGATTTTAACAAGTATGGTGACATAGATATCTTTGATGGTTCCCCACCATGTTCTGCATTCTCAGTATCTGGTGCAATGGTACAAGGTGGACACTCTAAAGGTTGGGGTCAAACTAAAAATTATTCTGATGGTAAAAAGGTAGAAAACATAGAGGATTTATTTTTTGAGTTTTTAAGAATAGCAAAAGATTTAAAACCAAAAGTAATTATTGCTGAAAATGTTAAAGGACTAACTGTTGGAGAAGCAAAAAATTATCTTTTTAAAATTGTAAATACATTTGAAGAAATAGGATATGATGTATCATACAAAGTTTTAAATTCTGTTCACTATGGTGTTCCACAAACTAGACAAAGAACTATCTTTATCGCTGTTCGCGAGGATGTTACAGAGGCAGTAGGATTAACATTTATGAATATTAATAGTTTATTCCCAGATGAAAGTAAAGAAGTGGTTACATTAGAAGATTGTTTAAGTGATATAGAAGTAGATAGAAAAGAAGCAGACACACTAATAGAAAAATTTAAAAAAACTTCTCACTATGAAACTTGGTTAAAGATGCCAGATGACCCAGACAAAGTAGAAACAGGTTGTGATTATCATCCTAAAGGTCATCACTTTAATATGAAAAAAACATCTAGACATAAACCTGCTCCAACAATTACAGCAACAGGTGGAGCGATGCATTGGCATGAACCAAGAACATTTACAGTTAAAGAAACAAAAAGAATGATGTCATTACCTGATGACTTTAAACTAACAGGTAGTTTTAATCAACAGTCAGAAAGATGTGGCAGAATGGTACCACCACTTATGATGAAAGCAATTGCAGAATCAATTTATGAAAAAGTATTGAAACCATACTATAAAAAAAACCCTAAAGAAATAGGTGGAAGAAAAGATGGTTTAGAACCTACTCGTTATAATGATTGGGAATCAAAAGGAAGATGTATAGATTTTTAATATGAAATATGAAAAGTATAATTTAAAAGATGTAAAAGAAGCATCGGCACAAAATAAGTTTAGTGTCATATCTACCTTTGCTGGTGGCGGTGGTTCATCTACAGGTTACAGACTTGCAGGTGGAAATATACTTTGTGTAAATGAGTTTGTAGAACAAGCAAGAATTACTTACAAAGAAAATTACCCAGATACAAAAATACTACCTGATGATATAAAAGAACTTACAGGTAAAGACTTTTTAGAAACTGCTGGAATACAAAAAGGTGAACTAGATATATTAGATGGTTCCCCACCGTGTTCTGCTTTTTCAATGTGTGGTACACTAGGAAAGTCTGGTTCAAAACATTCTGATGGTTGGGGTAAAACTAAAAAGTATTCAGACAATAAAGTAGTAGAAAACATAGAAGACTTATTCTTTGAATATCTTAGAGTTGCAGAAGAAATTAAACCTAAAGTAATCATAGGCGAAAATGTTGCAGGCTTATTGGCGGGAGAAGCCAAGCTAAAATTAAATGAGATTGTAAATACATTTGAAAAAATTGGTTATGATGTATCATATAAGATTTTGAATGCATCACATTTTGGAGTACCACAGTCTAGAAGGCGAGTTATCTTCATAGCAGTCCGTGAGGATGTCACAGAGGCCATAGGATTAACATTTATGAACATTGCTAGTATCTTTCCACAAGAGAATAAAGAAGTAGTAACAGCAGGAGAGGCACTAGAGGATTTAGAATTAGATAAAGAAGAAGTTAAATGGTGTACAGACACTTGGTTAAATTCTGCACACTATAAAGATACGGCATCTCTGATGCCAGATGACCCAGACAAAGTATTAGGTGGAAATGACTTTCATCCAAAAGGATGGCATTTCAATGTTAAGAAAATGTCTAGACACCATCCAGCACCCACAATTACAACAAATGCAGATGTATGTCATTTTATAGAAAAAAGAAGATTAACAATTAATGAGATAAAGCGTATAATGGCTTTACCAGATGATTTTAAAGTAACTGGTTCTATGTCACAAAAGATAGAGAGATGTGGAAGAATGGTACCATCATTAATGATGAAGGCCATTGCTGAAGCTGTCTATAAGAATGTGATAGAACCATACAATAAAAGTGTTGACAAAACTTGTTGAACCAGATATACTGGCACATAAATTGGAGTATTAATTATGTCTAAAAATTATGACTTTACCTTCGCTCAAAGAGAAGAAGGTTTTGATGACCATATTGAACATTCAATTCGTGGATATACAAACTTACTAGAAGATGTAATTAGTTTATCTAGAAACTTTGTAGAAGATGAAACGAATGTAATTGATATCGGTTGTTCTACAGGAAAATTAACAGAGGCCTTTGTAAAAGGTAATCAATCATTTTGTAAGTATGCTAATTATGTTGGTATAGAACTTGCTCCTAGTTTCTTCACAGAACTTGACGCAAGACATGAAAGAATTAAAAAAGAATATGATTGGGCAAATGTTAATTTTGAAAAGAAAGATGTTCGTAATTACAAATTTGAAAATTGTAGTTTAGTGACATCAATATTTACATTACAATTTATGCCTAGAAAAGATAGATTTAATGTATTACAAAATATATACAATGGACTAAATCATGGTGGTGCTTTTATCTTTGCAGAAAAAACAGTTTGTGATGATTCAAGATTACAAGAAATGATAACTTTTAATTTTTATGATTATAAAAGAAAACATTTCGAAGCATCAGATATTTTAGAAAAAGAAAAAACATTAAGGAACATGTTAAAACCTAATACTTGGAAAGAGTTAGAAGGTATGTTAGAATGTGCTGGATTTAAAACTGCTCAACCATTCTGGCGTAATCATATGTTCGTTGGTGCAATTGCAATTAAGTAGGGGAAAAAAAATGAATGACTTTTTAAAAGATGTTATCAAAGAAACGGGTAACGAATATGCAGGAATAGTTTCAGATGGCGTAGAGGCTGGAGATGTAGAGAACTTTATAGATACAGGTTCTCATATATTTAATGCTCTCATCTCTGGTTCACTTTATGGTGGACTTCCACAAAATAAAATAACTGCTCTGGCAGGAGAAAGTGCAACAGGTAAAACTTTCTTTCTCATGGGCATGGTCAAAAACTTTCTAGACCAAAATCCAAACTCTGGTGTTGTATACTTTGAATCAGAAAGTGCAATCACAAAACAGATGGTTGTTGATAGAGGTATAGATGCAAACAGAATGGTGATAATGCCAGTAACAACTGTACAAGAGTTTAGACATCAAGCATTAAAAGTATTAGATAGATACATGCAACAAGATGTAGATATACGAAGACCACTCTTTATATGTTTAGATTCACTTGGTATGTTATCAACTACAAAAGAAGTAGAAGATACAGAGGCAGGAAAAGAAACTAGAGATATGTCAAGAGCACAAATACTCAAAGCTGCATTTAGAGTTTTAACTTTAAAACTTGGAAAAGCAAAAGTACCAATGGTTGTAACGAATCATACTTATGATGTGATTGGTTCAATGTTCCCTCAAAAAGAAATGGGTGGTGGTAGTGGTTTAAAATATGCTGCTTCAAGTATCATCTATCTTTCAAAGAAAAAATTTAAAGATGGTACAGAAGTCATAGGTAATATCATTCATTGTAAAAACCATAAGTCAAGATTAACTATGGAAAATAAAATGGTTGATGTATTATTAACTTATGATAAAGGACTTGATAAGTATTATGGATTACTTGACTTGGCTGTACAATATGGAATCTTCAAACAAGTATCCACTCGTATTGAATTACCAGATGGTAGTAAACAATATGCTAAAACAATTAACAATGACCCAGAAAAATATTTCACAAAAGAGGTTATGGAAAAATTAGAAGAAGTTGCATTAAAAGAGTTTAAGTATGGCAACGATAGTTAAGAATTGTTGTTCACCTTTATTTTTAGATTTCTTTAAACATCAAATTACAAAATCTGATAAATGGAACTTTAATTATCCAATGGGTAAACCATTTGAAGATAAACATGCAAAGATAAATGTTATACAAGGTAACACAATGCATGATAAATTTTTGGGCGGCGTGTCTATGAGTTTATTAATGATGATTCATGAAACTGCAAAAAAACAAAATGTGAATGTTCCCCTAGACCTTTTGTTTTGCGGTATCTCTATGAAAGATGAACATAGAGAAGATAACTTACATACAGACCATGAAAAAGATGAACTACAAGACACGCCAATCATTAAAGTATTAGGAATACTAAATTCAGATTGGAAAAAATCTTGGGGTGGTGGATTTGAACATGGTGGAATTTTACATTCACCAGAGCCAGGTGACTTTATAGTATTCGACCCAAGAGTACCACATAAGGCACAAGACATATTTACAGATAAAAAAAGAATAGCAATAGATTGGACAATAAGAAAATGATAAATTTAATTAAAACATATGATGATACACT